GGCTATAGACACAAGTATTGCAATAATTATGTATCCTACAAACTTGCCTACTTTTGCCCATTCTTCCCATTTGCTCGTAGATTTATCTATTTCTATACCGAACATAGAAAATATCTTTACATTTATTTTTAAAAACGTATTCCATAACCATGCTAATATTGGTTTTAATGCGTTCCATCCTTCTACCATACCTTCCCATAAACCTATGAAGAATGCTTTTAGCCTAACTACCCAAGTACCTATCTTCTGAAATTCTTCCCATATACCAGCAGCTTTTAATCCTTGAACTAACTTTTCTGGCAATAAAGCTGTCCCACTATCGTTGCTCCAACTGCTCAACAATTCCCAGAAACCTCTAAACATTAATACTGTTTTTTCTAACCATGTAAAATTTTGAGGACGTTTAAGATTATTCAGTTTTTCATCTAAGGACTCACTAGCACTAGCTACTAATGTTATTACAGCTGCTAAAGCTGCCATTGCAAGTATGTATGGCAATATCATAGTCAACAAGGGTGCTACTACTGTGTACAGTGCCATGAATACCATCTTAAGACCTACAAAAGCTATAGATAGACCTATTACAGCTAACACGGCAGCTAATATTCCTAGCGTAACTTTACCAGCCATTGTTTGTGCAAAAGCCTCAAATGCCATTAAAAGACCCAGGACAAGATTTATAAGTGGTTTTACAATTGGTTCGATTGCTTGGCCTAGTCTCCTGAATATACGAGTCACAAAATCACCAATGTTGGCAAGTTTGCCTTTCATAGTTCCGGACAACTTTTCCATTAAATTATGGAATTGACCGCCTTCAGCAGAAGCAGCCCTAAATGCAGCACGTACCTGATCAAAACTTATGTTCCAAGCAGCTACATCTTTCTTAGTCAAATCGAATTCTACACCAATGTTTTTAAGCATAGCACCCATATCAACACCAGCTTCTGCAAATTGAAGCATCTCACCACCTTTAAGGATACCTTTTGCTTTTACCTGACCAAATGCTTTTACCAATCTCTCAATATCCACATTCACACCGGCAGCAACGTTACCCAAAGCCGTAAAATCACCTTTAATCATATCCACAGGAATCTGGTAAGCCATCAATAGCTTATACCCTTTTTCTACTTGTGTAATATCAAACGGTGTTTTTACTGCTAGCTGATCGACTTCAGCCATTACTTTTTTAGCTTTCTCGGCTGATCCGAGCATAGTTTCAAAGGCTATACTAGTGGCTTCAAATTCAGAGGCTGCTTTAATACCCATGCCTAATGGTGCCAGTAACCCTACTCCGACAGCCACTAAGGACATACCGGCATAAATCTTACCCATAGCACCATTAATCCTATCGGCTAAGGTATCTGCCTTAGATTCCAGACTATTCATGGATGCACCTATCCTCATAGCCACTTGCGAAAAGTGATCTTGTAGAGTAAAAGCTACACCCATTCCTAACCCACCTTCTGAATATGTGCCTAGCATACGTTATCTTTTTTTGCTTTTAGGACTGCTTACAGTGCTATTTCTTTTAATTCTTTCAGCTTCTTTAGTCTCAAATTCCCTCTGTTCATCCATAATCCGTATATACTTTGCTTTACGGCTGTATGTGAAGCTTTCAAACTCGGTTAGCGATAGTTTTAAAGAATTCTCTCCGTATGTTAAACGGAAATACTCATAATCTATATCGCTCCCGAAGGGAAGAAAAAAGTCGGTTGCTGAATAATATCGATAATTATTGGCTGATCCGTAACCGGATGTGTAATCATTACCTCAGTATCTATAGAACCTTCATGTCTTTTAATTTCACCTCTTAAAAATTCAATATCCTTCCATTCCAAGTTATCTAAATCAAGACTTACAGGAATATCTTTTTTATCTGAACTTTTAGTAAAATAAACCGGATGATGCAATTCAATCATTGTGTGACTGCTTTTCTGCTTTTTACTTTTTGTGTCCAGCTCCTTTGTACCGGCACCATTCAATAAATCAAATCTAACTTTAATTTTACTTTTAGGTAATTCAATAAACACAAACCTATCTGAAATAATCTCTGCATAAGTAGTCCATGGCTTATGGTACGGTTTTGAAGGACAGCCAGGCATTTTAGTAATAACCTTAACACCATCCTCATCTTCTATTTCAACGTCATGTACTATTTGTAAATCCTGGGACAAGACTTTTTTCTGACCATCCTCTTCATAAGTGTAATCAAAATGAAAGTCCGGATCATCGTCCAAACTGTGCATTCTAATTGCAACCAGTAAACTTTTTTTGTCATAGTGTAAAATAGTATCCTCAAAAAACTTAGCATCTGGGTTTAGGATACCGCCTATTTCAGTAACTGAGTCTGCTAATACTTCATTGATGTTCTTTTTAAAATTTTTACCCTCATTTTCGGTAAGGATTCTTTGATGTTTACCAATCAAAGGCTTAAATGTGCATTCTACACCAGACAATAACTTTACAGTTTTCATAATCACTACGTTTAATTTATCGACTCAAATATAACTAATTCGTTCTTAAACAAAAAGGCACAATCATTGATTGTGCCTTCCCTAAAAAATATGTTTCCCCAAACATGTTTTATTGTCCTACACCGCCACCAATGTGCTTAACTCTGTCTACTGTTAGCGTTACAGTCTCTATGATGTTATCACTAGACATTCTGTCTAACTTAGCACCTTTAACTTTGCTTGGCCAACATCCTTCACACAAGTACTTACTTAGTGTTACAGTACCAGTAGTATCCATTTCTTTAATTACAATGTCACGTTTGTACACTGTAGGAAGTAAACCACCTCCTAAAAATGGGTCTTGAACCTGGAACAACCAATCTGTAGCCCAAGTACTCGTATTTAACAAGGATTTAAGCTTCTCAATCACAACATCCCCAACTGTGTATTTACCACCAGTTTTAATATCATGATTTGTACCACCGTGAGCAACAACTTCAATACCCATCTCTGGAATATCGATTGTTTGTAATTCAAATTGATCAACTCCGTCAATCTCTATTCTCCAAAGAAATACACTTCTAGGATTAGCCATAATTTATAACTGTTTATCCGACTAGCGTTAGTTCGGAGCCTGAATTTTTTACTACTACATTTATTTGTACGAACTTCATACCTACTTTAGGCTGAATGAACAAATTGAATTGATAACCACCAGCATCCACATTAGTACTATTTACTACTGCCTGAGAGATATCATCAATATCCTGATCACCTTCGTATCTGTAATCCCATATTGCTCTTTGCGCTTTCAACGGTTCCATGAAGTATTTAACACTTCTGTATACAGTTTTCCACGTTTCAACATCATTGGGATCAAATAATTCTAGTTCCGTCTTAGGTTTAATACCTCTAATCAAATACACAACTAATTCTGCAACGTTGGCAAATTTCAATAATGTATCAGCTTTCTGAAGTGTAACGTTATCCCAAATAACTGTACCAAAAGTTTCGTGATCAATAACAGCATTCACACCATGGATAGAAACACTATCAGCTGTAACTTTACGAGCAGGGTTACCTAAATCGTAAATTACACCAAGAGCATTTGAAATTCTACCACGTTTCTGACCACCGACAGCAAACCATTCATTTACATAAGAAGCTTTTTTACTGTATGCAGCACATACGTCAGCTAATTCAGTAATTTCCATTTCAACTCCTGTATCCGGATGAGTAACTTTCAAACCACCTGTATACATAAGTCCTTGCCATGCATCTATAGGCTGGTGAGCATAGTTACCAGTACCTTCACGATAATCAATGATTCCTTTACCATCTAAACCCAACGGAGTTCTTAATAAAGCAAGAATATCCTTTCTTAGTTTAGCATACTCAACCAAGGCATTATCAATCATAGGCACTGCCTTAGCAGGTGCCGCAATTTTTGTAATTTCTTTATCTTTATCGAAAGCATTGATACCTAAACCTGATACAGCATTACCAATATGGTCAATGTCAGTAATCAATGTTTTGTTCTCTGCACCACTAGTAAAAAACGTTTTAGAAAAATCTTTTAACGTTGTGATAGTAGTGAATTTAGCAAGTCTCAATTTATTATTAAGAATTGTTATGTCTCCAGCTGACGGTGTTGTCGGAATATTTTTAGCAGTAGCTTCAATATCATACCCATCAATACCAACTGTTAAATCATACTGATTTGCAACACCATTTGCAGCAGGTACCGCAGTCATCCATAATTTATTATTTGCCCAGGCTCCTACTGATTCAGCTTCACCTGTAAACACATTTATAGACAAACCTGTTACACCACCAGCAAAAGCCGTAACCGTACCTGTTGCAGTACCAGAAGTAGCAAAAACAATAGTGTACCCGTTAGGAGTTACACCTTTGTTTGCATTAGCAGAAATCGTAACAACTCCTAAAGCATTTGTTGCACTATAACCGTGCACACTTGTACCAGCATTGATTGCATCTTTAATAGCAGCTGCCGTAGTCGTTGTTGTAGGAGCTACAGGTACAACAGCACTAGCAATAAGTGTGTTTCCTTGTGGTGTTGTAATAGTAATAGCAACTGTTTCTCCTGCTGTTCCTGCACCAGTCACAGTAACCGTACCGCTAGATGCCACAGCAACAACAGCCACAGCTTGATTTTTCACAAGTGTTGCCTTTGTACCTACAATAGTAGTTTTATCACCAATATTTGTAAAATGCGCAACACGAACAATTTTTAATTTTCCTCCAGCATCTAAGCATCTTCGAGCTAAAAATGGAAAATCACTCTCTGGAATTTCACCTCCAAAATATGTCTGGTATTCCAACCAAGAACCTACTAGTTGTGGTTCCCCTACTTTCCCACGTTCAGTAATACCGACCCAGCCAGTAATACCTTTTGGGGCAGACGGTGGTAATATGCTGTCATCAATAACATCAACATTACTACCTGCTTGTCCTGAAGTTTTCATATAAATTAATTTTGTTGGAAATTCTCTTAGATAATCACAATATTAACTTATTCGAATTAAATAAGCAAAGCAAATTTATTTTATTATGGTACCGGTGGTGGCAATACTGTTATGTCAACTCTCTGACTTTCAAAACTGCCAGGGATATGTGGTTCTACTATAAGTCCAAAGTCAATACGTGTTAACGGTGGAATATTTGCACGTATAATCTTAGCTTCAGTCACAAAAACATCTTTTAATGTGTATTTGTACATCCTTTCTAAGAATTCAACACTACTCATATCCAAATTAGCCGTCTGAAGCATCATATAAGCTTCGGCCAATGGTGCACCTGTAGTTGGATCAACCATAGGCAAATAATCCTCGGTACCCAATACTTCTTCAATTAACGTAGTCAATACACGTTCCCAATAAATATCAGAGGTTATTACTCGGATATCATACATTAAATTTTTTGTGTGACGTGGGTACTGTACCTTATCAAAATTACCGTCAAGTTTTTTAACAAAACCTACTTCCGGGAAACCTCCTAGACTACCTTTAGTCTCACTTTTACGAGAGATAATGATCATGTTCGGCTCTATACAGCTTTTAGCTCGCCACATACCTATACCAAACACCTCTGTCACTTTTTTGTACGGTAAAGTAAGCTTCAATGTTTCTTTAGCAGCATCGTATAAAGTTATAGTAGCGTAGGCAGTAATATCAGGCAGATAACCTAAAGCCACAAGCTTAAGTCTTATCCTTTCATATACGGACCGGTCATATTTATCGTATAGTGTCATTATTTCTTCGTTCTAACCTTGGTGCCAAATAATTTTGGGAATTGATTCTTCATTATATCAACAAATATCTTCGCTGGTTGATTACTTTTTATGTGCCAGGTTACAGTTTCTTCAAACGTAGGTAACCATAACTCTCTTGCAGGTATTTTTCCACTTAGTGATCCATACTCATGTAGTTTGGCTATATCAGCTACCAGTGTTCCATCATCCTCCTTCACATCTCTTTTTACACCGGCATAAGCAGTCTCACCGACTACATACGAAGTAATGCTTCTAAAGTATGTGCTGGTCTCAGTTAAAATATTTGTAGAGTACCCAGCATTTGATTTTCTTCTGATAGTAGCAGCTTTAAGAGGTTTCCACGGTAAATCCTGAGCTGAAATGTGCTTTTTTGCTATACCTTCAGCTTTTAAACCAAATCTCATTAAACTAGTCTTACGAGCCATCTGCATATTACCGCTAATGCTAGCAATAACACGTTTTACTTCTTCCCAATCGCCTGTTTTTTCAAAGTCAGACATTTATTGAAAAATTATTGTTAATAAGACCAGTAATAACAACATTCACATTTTTACCGTCAAGCAAACCATCATGAATAACCCGTACCACTTTATAATTCACATTACCTATTTT